CAGAGTTTAATATTCGCAGTTGATCAGTTATAATTGCTGACATTTTATCAATGACTTTTTGTTTTTATTTATATTAACTAAAGGACTCTTTTAAATCCCTAGTTCTAATGATCACAGGGCCAGTTTTGATTCCTGTAATACCATCATCAGTGATCGCAGTAAACACACTGGTATCTCTCTTCACAAAGTCGTGCAAACGACCCCATGAGAATTTTCCGAATGAACCACTTCCAATACCGATACCCTCAGTTGAACTGACACTTACAGTCACTCTTCTCAAAGCAGTTGCACCAATACCAAGAGCAGGCCCTTGTATAGTTTTAGCACTATGCACCTTGTATATATTATCTAGGAAGGAAGTTCCAATTCCGACTGTTGTAATTCCAATTGGATTATCATATGATGTTAAACCACTTCCCACATTACTATCAAATACAGTAAAGTAATATCCAGATGCAATACCACTCACAGTTTTTGCAGTTGCAACCACTGAAGTGTCACGAAGAACAGAATCTTTTGGAATAAACAAATCAAACTGCATCGCAGTTCCGATTCCAGCAACAGTTGATGTTCCAATTCCAACTATGTGTCCAAAATCACCTTCATATTTAATACTGGTTAAAGTATCTTGAGTCACATTTTCTGGTTCAATCATGACTAATGGTGGATTTGTATGTGTATATCCAAATCCAGCATATGAAACTGTGACTGCGGATATTGTTCCAGCAGCAGACACAGTTGCGTTTGCAGTGGCATTTCCAGATGTTGTTCCAATTCCAGCGTGAATTGTTCCAATTCCAGCAGTCACACCAATTGAAACTTTTGGTGCAATAGTAAATCCTGATCCACCATCAGATATCACAACGCTAGTTATTGAACCACCAGCAGAAACAACTGCTGTTGCAGCGACTCCAGTTTTAGATGTGCGATCAAGAATTAAAACTTTTTGTTTAACTTCATCAATATCATCAACCTCATTAAACAATGGAACTGCTGTATCTACAAACACATCCGTCGAAGCAGCAGACACATTTTTAATTAAATATGCAGTTGGTCTAATACCAGGCTCCAATTCAATTCTATCTTTACCAATTCCAATATTATTTACAAATACATCTTGAATCTGTTTCTTCCAAGTAACTGGTCTTTGAAGTGTTCTAACAGTTGTGATTCCAACATCAACATAGGTGTTTGTGGTTACTGTATCAGATGTTGTGATACCTGTAACTGTTCTTGGTTCTTGTTGGAATGCATCGTCTAAACCAACATCAGGATACTTATTGATTGTTAACCTATCACCAGTTTTAACTGTTTCTAATATATCAACTTCAACTACATCATCATCAGATGCACGATAGTAGTAAATTCTTAACTTATCATCTGACTTTGGTGCTTCAGAGAATGTAATTTGAGATCCGCCATTAAAGACATAACTTTCAAATGGAACTTGAAGAATATCATTTAAGAATATTAAACAGTTATCTTCAACTTTAATTGGAGATCCTTTCGCAGATCTTATAGTTATTGGTGTTTCAGTTGCACCAATTGTCTTAGTTATTGGGAATGATCTTCTATCACCATCAAATAGATTTTCAAAACTATTTAATTTTTCTAATTGACCAAATGTAAATCCAGCAAAACTATCATTAAATGTATCAAGAACAGTTAATTCAAAAGTTTTGAATGAAGATCCAGCAGATGCATCAGTTGGAATACCAGCTTGACCACCTGTTTCCAATGTAAGAACATCATCAATTTTATAGTTATATCCAAAGTTTGTAATCTGGAAACTAATTATACTTGTTGCAGCACCAACACGAAGAGATACAGATGCACCAATACCAGTTGAACTACCAATCAATCTCATATTTTCATAATTAATTGGTGATTCAAATTCAAGAGTTGGAGGAGTTGCAGAACTAAATCCAGATCCACCACTTGTGATAGTTACTGATGTAACTAAACCAGCAGATACATTTGCCTTACCGATGGTAACAATACCAGAACTTCCAAGAGCTTTGACGAGGATATTAGTTTGCATTCCAACTCGATAACCAGAACCACTATTTCCAATTGATACAGACTCAATAGTTCCAGCAGCAGATACGATTGCAGTTCCACCAGCAGAAACTAAGGGTTGATAACCAAAGTTTGCAGTCTCGCCAAGTGAAACAATAATACCACCTCTAGGGACTGATGATACGTTTACATCATAATTATTTGTTACTCCAACACCTGTGAAACTTACAGATGTAATACCAGCGGTTTCAACAATATTGTAATCATCATTTGGATTTTGGAATATCTCATTCAATAAAATAACACCTGTATTTGTAGAAAATCCAGTTACATTTTGACCTTGAGACTTTAGAATAAAGTTAGTTGCGATTCCTGTAAACTGTTCTTCCACGGTATCAAATACATAGTTGTCTGTATAAGTTTCTTGAGTTCCGCCAGGAATTCCAGTTCGAGTAAATACTCGACCAGTAAACGTAGATGTAGTTGTTAAACCAGAAGGGCCTTTCTGACCTTTAGGTGCATCTGTAAAGTTGATTGTATCTTCAACAAATTGATAGTTACCTAAGAACTTAGTAACAGTATCACCAGCACTATGATTTGCAATTGCAGAATTAAGTCTTCCCCTCCTCACAAGTAATTGATTAGTAGATCCAATACCAACTGTATCAATCTTCATAAATTCATCATTTACTTTAATGATGTCACCTGAGAAGAATGACGATATACCAGTTAATGTAATAAAGTCTGTTTCTGATTGAGCATCAAATGACAATTTGACATTTACAGGAGACTGAATAACTGGACTTTGAATATTATTATCAAGAGCTATCAAAGCCTTTGAATTAAGATTTTTTGCAGTAAATGAATGAGTTGTTCCAACTCCAACAGCATTGATATCAAGAACAGTTGGAACTGGTAGAAGCGCAGCAGTAGCAGTTCCACAAACCTTAAATTTATTCTCCGCAATCTTAACAGCATAAACTGTTGATGGTAATTTAGTGGTGGTTCCAAATCCAACAACAGTACCACCAGTTTGAGCGATACCAATACTCATTGTCGTACCAGCACCAGTTGGTGTGTATATTAATTCTTCACCAGTCTGGAAGAAATGATTATTAATTATAAATGTATTATTTGTTACATCAACGACAGCTGGATCCTCAGAATTGAATGTTTTATGGAATATTGAGTCTCCAGCATGTTTTAGAGGGAATGAGAATTTAATATCATTCTCAGTTCCAGTATATGCACCTTCTACAGACTTTAATCTTGAATCAGTAAATGTAACAAAACCAACTCCACCTGTTCCAGTTTCTGTAAAGTTATACTGGAATACTTTAGTTGTAACTGCTGTATTTGCTGGAGGAGTTAAACGAAGTTCAATATCACCATCAGAAGTAGACGAATATCCAACACCAACGGTTCCAATACCAGTAAAAGTATTAGAATTAGTGGAGAAGTTATCCATATATCCAAACTCTGTGAAGTAAGGAGTGGTGCCATCATGTATTGCAGTTACTTGAGTGACAGCATATTTGTCATTTGTTGTATCGTGTATTTCAATTAAGGCATCAAAGGCAGTGTAAGTATTAGAATTTATTCCACTAATTCTTGTTGGTTGTGGAGTTCCTGTTGATGCAATATCAGTTGTTGTAGTTAATATTTCTGTTAGTGAAATACTTGTACTTCCAATACCAGTTGCCGTTGATCCAATAGATGTTTGATGAATTCTCATTGTGACACCAATTCCAGCCGCAGGCGTGAAGTAAACACTTGTGATACCTGATCTTACATCTGCACCAAACGTTCCAAGTCCTATACTTGGAGCATTAGTTCCAGATATGTTCTCATTTATCATCTGTCCATAGTCCATAAGATATACTTCTTCACTATCATTCAATACAACTAACTCGTTTATTTGACTTCTTTGTCGTCCTTCAAGTTCATTTGTTAATACAAGTAATTTTGTGGTTGTAAATTCTGTTGAACCGAATCCTACAACTTGAACAGGAGATGGATCTGTAGAACCAATACCAGCAGAACTGGATATGACACTAACTCCAGTTCCAACAGATATTGAACTTCCAATATCACCTTCTGCTAGTTTTGTATCTTTAAATACCTCTTGTGCAAAAATTCTTAATGAATAGTTATTAAATTTAGATTTAGCAGGAGCAAATCTTAAGTTTCCAATTACTCCGTCAATTGCAAAATCAAAATCACCAAGATCAATTGTTGTTTCAACACGACCAAACTTCATCATATAACCAATCGAACCATCATGAACAAGATTAACTTGAATTATTTCTTTTTCGCCTGAAAATCTGGTATCAAAAAGTAAAACATAAAACTTAGCCGCATCAACTTCATTAATATTAAAATCAAAGACATCAGAGAATGCAGTAGCACGAGGTAAATCATTAAACTGAGAACTTACACTATCAATTGATATCGCCCTATTTGTTCTTGATTCAATGTAATCTGTTAAAATTTTATTTCTAAAATTAATTTCATCAGACGCAAAGAATCCAGAGATATTTTTAGAATTTTCTGTAACTAAATCAAAGTCATATGAATTATGAAGAGATTCATTCTCACTAATTAGATCAGCAACAACCACAACTGGAGAGTCCGATACTCCGACAGATGCATTATTTCGATTCTTATCATCAGTTGATGCAGTTGAAACAATACTTACATCTGCAAAATTTCTAAATCCAATAACATGTCCAAGACTATTAACTGGATCTTTCCATGTATCATAATCAATCGGACTTTGTAATGAATATGAGAATGTCTGATAGTAATCATTATCCGCTATTTTTTGTAACTCAGTATTCAGCTTTCCAGTCTCTTTACGGAAACCGCTTCTAAATTCAGAGTTTGAGTCAATATTAAGGACAGAATTAAACTTAGTTGTTTGTTCAATTAATGCAATTGACTTAGATGATGCACCGTTGATTGATTCTCCAACATTAAAAGTATCATTTGAAAGAACTTTAAGATACTTATTATTCTCATTCCACGCAACAACAGTTCCCTCTTTATCACCTGTGCTTACAGTTTCACCAACACTAAATTGATTTGTCTCTACCGTAATATTAAATGCAGCAAGATTCTCAAATGGTATTGCTTGCCCAGATGATGAAGGGCCACTAAAGATGCCTGGGCTTGTAACGGATCGATCTAAATTGTATGATACAGTTGCATTTCCTCCGCCTGGATTTGTATTTACACCAGTTATTGTAAATGATTCATAATTATAATCAGATGAATTATAACCACTTCCTGTAGATCCAATACCAATGTTTTCAACATAAAGTTTTTTACCTAATTCAAATGGATATGTCGCTGATGTATATGATCCTTCGAGAGTTAAAGTTACAACATTAGTTCCACTAGTGAACGATAAATCTTTAACTTTAATACCATTATTATTATTTGTTGGAATAATTCTTGGGTTAGTACCATAGAGAGAATTTGTATTTCTTAGAAGTTTAACTTTAGATACAGATGTTCCTTGTAATTCAGTTTCTGTTATGACTTCATCTTTAACTAAACCAGTTACACGATCAATTATGACAATATTGGGTGGTTCTATATAATTTTTACCACCAGAACTAATTCCAATACTTGATATCTTTGATAATCGATCTAATCTTAGTATTTGTGGTAATTGTACAGATGGTTGAATTGTTTTATCTGCTGAATAATCAAATCCAAGATTTTTGATTGTATATCTTCTTAATTTACCAGTCTCATTACTATTAAGACGAACAACAGCACCAACACCATTTGTGGATCCAATTGAAGTTACAACAGGAATGTTTAGATAATTTTTTCCTTTTGATATAATTCTAATTTTGTTAATTGAACCAGAGGCAGTTGTTGATGATGTATTATACTTTAAAACTGTTGCTTCATTTTTTGTATAACCATCTTTTTCTGGTTGAGATGGTAAAACAAATGAGAATGTAGTGCTTCCAATTCCTGTAACCACATAATCACCATTATAAACACTATCTGATATTTTTAAACTTGAATAATTGATAACATCAGTATCTACGATTGGATCTCTCTTTGTGGGAGCATTGATACCTAAATTAACTGGTGTTAATTTATAATATAAATCTTCTGGAGTATTATCAGTTAGAGTAACATCAATTCTTGCCGTTGTGGATACACCAACTGTTCCAACACCGACGACTTGAAATCCTTTATCTTCATCATTGTTGAAATATGGATTTGTAAAATTTGTATCTCGGAATAATTCAAAATCAAATACCTCTCTTCTCTTTCCAGATATAACTTGAGTTAAAGATGTATCAGATACAGCAAATCCAACTTTATAACCACGAGTTAATGACAATGGTGGATTAATAAGAGCAACTGTATGTCCTGACCCTGTGGATGTGAATGATATAACATTTGGTACAATTTTTTTAGATTTGAAATAAGTTTCTGATAATCTAAATGAATTATCATCTATTCTAACGATAAAGTAAGTAAAATTACTTTTCAGAGGATTAATTGTATTTGCAGATTTATAAAGAACCTTATCACCAGTCTTAAATCCATGATTTACAAATGTGATTGTATTGGATGTTGTATCAACAGCAGATGCACCAAAATTAATTGGATTAACAAAAGTTCTTCGAGTTGTATCATCAAATTGAATATCAAATGATGTAGTAATGCCTGGCGTTACAGATAAAGAAACACGATCATTAGCTTGTAGTTGATGTGCTTCCTTACATACCACAGTTCCAACTACTTTTTCTGCAAAACCTGTGATTTCTGTATTTGTTGGCGTAAAACTATGCACCTGGCCAGTTCCAAAATCATCAAAGAATAAACGGTACGCTGTTGAACCAATACCAGTTACTGAACCAGTGGATCCAATTCCTAAAGGATTGGTTGATATTCCTAATAAATCTTTACTCTCTCTAATCGCAAATACTGGAGAATTGTTAGTTAATCTAAAATTAGGTACTGCATTTATTCCATTAGAAACTAAAAGAGTAGTTCCATCATCACTTGAGTAAATGAGTTTTTCACCAGTTACGAATCCATGATCTTGTAAGAAAATATTTTGAGTTGGAATGAATTTTTCTGTTGTTCCACCACCAACTACTCGATACGAATATCTGACTGTTGAACCAATACCAACACCAGTTGCTGTTCCTATCGCAACACTTTCACTAGGATTAAAATAATAAGGAATATTAACTCTTGTTTGAATATTAGTTTTAATGCCAACGTTAAATGAAATAGTTCGATTTAAATTTGTAATTAAAGAAGCACTAGTATGTGCAGTCCCTAAAACACCATCAAACTCTCTCTTAACTCTAATCTTACCGTTAAGATCATCAACATTAAGAACTAAAAATCTTTCTGTCGTAATGCCAAGAACATCATTTGCTGTAATTGAGTTTGGAGATAAATTACCAGTGACTGATATACTTGTGACAATTCCAGTTGCAGCTGTTGTTCCAATACCTGTGTTTAGTTGTAAAAATGAGGTACTGAATCCAATTTGATGTTTCCCATCAAGACTTCTTAAAGTATCTGTAGAAAGACCAGAAACAGTGATGACATCACCAACAACTAAATCGTGAGGTTGAGTTGATAATCCAGTTACATCTCCAGTTGAATTGTCGTATGTGAATACTAAATTTTCAATTTTAACTACGGTTGATGCAATCGATATTATTTCTTTTCCTTCTACTGTTGATATTTCACCAGAAAATCCATTTCCT